GTTCTCAGGCAGACTGGTGATGCCGGTACCTTCCAGGTCGAGGTAACCGCCGACGCTCAGGTTCTCAGGCAGACTGGTGATATCAGTACGTCCCAGCAGAGACAGATCGCCTTCAATTACAATAGCGGCATTATCATTAACAACATGGTTAATTTTTTTCTTTTTCAAAACATCTACAAAATTAGACATTTAGATTTCTCCACACCGGTTTTTAGGTTGAGTTAATCCCTCGCCGCAAGGCGATTAATTTGCACATTTGGGATTAATTAATGGGTTGCCCCAGAACTTCTATTTCTCTACACACAAAGGTGGATGCCGGAGTTAAAAAACAAATAAACCGATTCATCATTTCAATTTAAATGAATCCGGCATCCGCCTTTATATGCAGTAAAAAAGTGCGGTGACCCGAGAACCCCTGGTGTGGCATAAACCAGACCACCGCAAAGACTACACACAGCAATTTCACAGCTATCACGGTCCTACGTGATTTTGTAGGGCGCTCGGAGTCGAACCGAGTGTAGGGTAGGGAACCCAACAATCACCTGATCACCACAACGGAAAGAGCACTATCTCCGGTTCTCTCGCCAGCCTGCAAAGCAGCAGCCGTCCCCTAAATGCTCTTACCTGTTGTGTACCTGATTTACTTCACCACCTCAGGCGGCAGTGGTATCTTGGGAGTTACCACACAACCAAGAAGGAACTTACATGCTTAAATCACACCTGATTGCTAAATGCCTTTTTCAGTGCGGCATGATTAGCGATATTCAATCTGGTGAATCTGCTGTAGAAAGTATCTTCAACGAATACTTCCCTGACGGCAGTTTCAGCAAATGGAACACTCAACTATCTGATAACGTCGCTGAGCATTTTTTGCATATATCACGCGGCTCCAGCACTATCCGCGTCGATTCGTTTATCAAAGACCTTTGGGATCTTTAATTGGTAGAGAACCAAGTGTTTCAAACAAGCCGTGCGTAATGGTTTTACCGCTTCGCCCTGCCTCTTTTTCAAGGGCAACCTTGTCCATTATTGCCTCGGTCAGAGCCTGCATAAAACTGATGTAATCAGCCGCTACAGCACTATCGGTTTGCAGTGACGCCAACAGCACACCATTCACATTGATTTGAATCAAACGCCCTGACATGCTCATCACTACCTCTCTGTGCCTGTTCGCTGTTGATGGAATTAATATAGCGTAACGCGAAATTATACGTCAAGCTGAATTTAGCGAAACGCAAATTAGACGCGAAACGCTAAATCGCAGACATAAAAAATCCTGCCAATGGCAGGATTAGTTAGATAAGTCGTCAAGTTACTGGCTCACCATTAGACCAAACCAGCTTAAGCCTTGTTTTTCCTTGGCTCTTGCCGAGATCCTTTTTCCGTCAACCAGCGCCTTGCTTTGGACTCAAGAGAGTCAGCGTAAGCTCGAGCATCGCTATCAACCCATTCGGGTATTTTATCGTTACTGTGACGCAGAATATATCGAACTACCGCTTGCTGTTCAGGGAGGGCGTGTGCAAATAGTTCGTTTATATCTACACCAAGAGACTGTTCATTTGGAGTGGGGGACGAATGATCAATATCGAGCCAGCCTACAGGTTTTCCCGCCGCCTCCTCTAAGCGCCTAGCTGTTCCCTTGCGCATGCCGCGTCGCTTGCCCGTTTTAGAGTCTTTCGCTCCCTTCTTGAGATTGGTGAATTGAGCGGGTGACATGCCAACACGACTAGCGGCCTCTGCTGGGCCGCCTAACTCCACCTCTAAGAGGCGCATGTTCTCACGTCTGATTTCATCAATATCTTTCATGTCTGAATTACATAGCAAAACGCAAAAGTGGTATATGCGCGTAACGCTTAATTTCTTGTTTGTAATTTCGCGTTACGCTATATTCCTGTGATTCCATTTAATAAAGCGAGCATTTATGAACCTGAAAATTTTTACAGGCCAACGTCGGGGATTAGCAACTTTGCTTGGTAAGGAGTTAGGCGTAAACGCTTCACTCATATCGCAGTGGGCTAATGGAGATAGACAAGTCCCAGCTGAACGCTGCCCAGAAATCGAAAAAGCTACAGATGGCAAAGTCACCTGCGAAGAGCTTCGTCCAGATGTTGACTGGGCATATCTACGCAGCACTGAGCGAAACCAAAATCAGTAAACGCCACTTTCTTGCCGCATTTTTACGACAAAGCAGGGCAGGGCGAAACCACAAGAAAAGGTAACTCACTGTGGACAATAAAAACTTTACCGCTCCAGCGGACATAACAGCAGCCATGCACAAGTTGATCACCGAGTTCGCTGGTGGCTACGAAGCGATGGCTCAGCAACTGGCGCATGACGGCACATACAACGCGCTGAGTAATCGCGTTCGGCAGGTGGGCGGACAAATGGTCCCATTCGGTATGGCCATTCAGATGGAGGCAATTTCAAGTAGGACGGATATCACTCAGGCGATGTGTAAGCGTGCTGGTGGTGTGTTTGTGAAGCTGCCAGACGTTGAGCAAACAGACAACGAAGAGTTGCTGGTCAAGTTCAACGAACTACTGGCCTCGCTTGGGGCATTTGCTGCGGCACACAACGAATTTACGGCAGATGGTGTGCTGGATCGGGATGAAACCAAACGCATGCGAGCGAAGGGCTATCGGGTTCAGAGCCTGGTCGCGGAAATCATGGTCGTGACAGAGATGTTGTTTGGAGAGGGTGACGCCAGCAGTGTGCAGCCGCTGGCGTCGGGTGCGTGTAATTAATCGGTGTAGAGAAACTAAACGCATGAACATATTACAGCAAAAAACAGGATTACCACAATTTCGTTGCCTGCCATTGATTGGCGGCGATAAACCCGTTTCGTTTCGGTATGAGCGGATGATAAAGGGGCGCTGGATACCCTGCAACCACGGGAGAGTGAACGGCATTGTGGGTGTGATTAACCGCAGGGGGCAGGCATGGGCGAACAAATCGCAGAACTTGATCGGCGTTACCGCGATCAGTACGGAAAAATCGTCCATGTCATCGGATACGACCGTCAGAACGAGCGCGTCATTTTCATGCGAGAAGGCTATGAGCATGAGTGCGTCAGCCCCTTATGGCAGTTCCAAGCAAAATTCACGAGGGTGTCATGAGCGTTAAGTTGTCTGCATTTGTCTGGGACGGTTGCGCATCGTCTGGCATGAAATTGGCATCAGTGGCCATCATGGCACGCCTGGCTGATTTCTCGTCAGATGACGGCGTTTGCTGGCCTTCAATAGAAACTATCGCGCGTCAACTGGGTGCGGGACCAAGCACGGTTCGCACGACAATAGCTAGGCTGGAGAAGGACGGCTGGCTTACTCGCACCCAGCGAAGGAAGGGCAATCGCAACGCATCGAACATGTACCAACTGAACGTTGCGAAGCTGTATGCCGCTGCCCAATCTCACCTGTCAGATTCTGACCCGTCAAAATCTGACACATCAAATTCTGACGCATCAAAATTTGACCCGTCAAAATCGAGCAAAAAAGGCGGTTTTCACCCTCCAGAATCTGGCGGGGATCCGTCAGTAAATTCAAAACATGATCCATCAGATAAAAAGACTCCTTGTCCGCCTGCTGAGCAGCCGGACCCTGAAGTCGATTTAACTGATTCTGCTAAGTCGGTTCTGTCCCACCTGAATCAGGTTACAGGCTCCCGTTATCAGGTTAGTAAAACCTCTCTTGAAAATATCCGTGCTCGCATCGGTGAGGGATTCACCGTGGACGAACTTTGCCTGACCGTCGATTACCTCAACGCCAAGTGGGGCGCAGATCTGAACATGGCTGAATACTTGCGCCCAGTTACGCTGTTCCAGCCAACGAAATTCCCTGGCTATCTGGAAGGTGCTCGTAAGTGGGATGTCGCTGGTCGTCCTGTACAGCGTGACGGGAAGTGGTTCACTCAGGAAGGGCAATCACTGTCAGCTGATCACACCGAACGTGATGCGGCATACCGCCGATTCATCGGCAGCGCATTACCAACCAACAACCCCAGCCAGATTGAAACTCAGGTGCGTGCTGAGGCCAGTAAAGCCGGGTTGAAATCGTCAAAACCTGAATTTGCAATGAGTCGCTGGAACAGCATCTGGAAAGACGTTGCTCAGCGCCAGCTGGGAGGGAAGGCCGCATGATTCTGGACGACATCGAGTTAGCGAAGCAACTCGAAGAAAAACAGCTTTGGCGTCGTGCCGCTCGGCAGTGGCTGACAGTAATGGATCGGACAAAAGGCACGACAGAGCGCGGGCTGGTAGCAACTCGTCGATCAATTTGTCTGGGTCGTGCTCGTATGACTACGCAGCAATACAGCGGTGTTCGTGTGATGACAGTAGCGGGAGGCGTACTCAATGACTGACAAGAAAGCCATCCAAGTTGTTAGTTTTTCCGGCGGTCGCACTTCAGGTCACTTAGTTCACCTAATGGAACAGCGAAGAATTGCTGGTGAAGATGTGCGTTACATATTCACTGATACCGGTGCTGAGCATTCCAAAACGTATGAATTCATCCGTAATATCGTTAAGCACTGGGGTATCGATCTGATTTGCTTGCGGTTAGTAATCAATCCTGAGCTTGGAAAGGGCAATAGCTACAAAGTAGTTAGCGTTGATGAGATTGGTCCCGACCTTCAGCCATTCCGGGATGCTTGCTCGAAATACGGCACACCTTATGTCGGTGGTCGATTCTGTACTCGGACAATGAAGATCGAGCCGTTCCATCGGTATTGCAAAGACCATTTTCCTGAGCATGAGAAATGGTTGGGTATCCGTATCGACGAGCCTAAGCGGTTGACGCCTAAAGAGGGTGTCCATTACCTGGCTGACATCAGCGATATGGAGAAAAAAGACATTCTTGCTTGGTGGAAGCAGCAGCCTTTCGATCTGGACTTACCTGAACATCTGGGCAACTGCGTATTTTGCATTGAAAAAGGGATTAATAAGATTGCTCTCGCCGCCCGCGACGAGCCGCAGCTCGCCGCTGAATTCTGGCAACTTATTACAGATCCTTCTGTTCGCGTTGTCGATAGACGCCAGCAGGCCAATAAAATCATGTACAGGGGTAATCACTCGCTGGAATCGGTTATCGCGCTGTATGCAGACAAAAGTCGTGAAGATATTGCTGCCACAATTCGGGGTAATGGCGGTTATGAGTCAGGCTCATGCACCGAGTCATGCGAAGCCTTTGCATGTGGTTTTGATGGTGAAGATCTGCTGGTTGATGAAATAGAAACCGCTCCGGCAAACGAATACGTAGCCAGCCTGAATGCATACAAAGCAGCGCCAGCCCATGAGTTAAAAAAAGTTGGCGATCAGTTGTGCACGCCGGATCCACTTTTCTGGGGGATTAATGCCATGTTTGGCCCACTGGTATTGGACCTGTTCAGCGACGGCGAAAACTCGAAGTGTGAAGCCTATTACACCGCCGAAGACAATGCTCTGGCGCAAGACTGGTCGTCGTGTCTGGCTGAACTGAACGGTGCTGCATTCGGAAACCCGCCGTATTCCCGCGCAAAGCAGCACGAAGGCCAATATATCACCGGCATGCGCCACATCATCGATCATGCTATGGAAATGCGTGAACTTGGCGGGCGCTATGTATTCCTCATCAAATCAGCTACAGCCGAAGTTTGGTGGCCTGAAGAGGCCGATCACATCGCATTTATCCGGGGGCGCATCAGCTTCGATCTACCGACTTGGTTCAAGCCAAAAGATGCCACACAGATAGCAAGCAGTGCCGGTTTTGGGGTTGCAATCGCGGTATTTGATAAGCAATGGCGCGGACCAGCAAGTGCCTACATCGAATGTGATCGGCTGTATGCACAGGGTGAAGCATTCATGGCACAGATCCGCAGAGAAGCGGAACGGATGACGAGGAGGGCAGCAGCATGATCAAAGGCCCTCTCATCAGCAGTCAGCGCTATCTTGATCGTGAGAAGGTCGCGGACAAGGCTTATCGGTTTACCAAATTTTACGTTGAGGTCTATCCGGTCGTTCTCCATGGGAATCAATACACCCTAATTATGGACGGTCACCATAACTATGCAGCCTCAAGACTGGCAGGTGTAGAGCCTACCTATCGCCCAATCCGTAAGAAACTGGCGAAGATATTTAGCGGAATGACGCAACGGGAAATTGAAGTCTTCCTGATCAACAACCTTACTGACAGCCACCTGTATTACGTAGAAAGCGGTGAGGTTGTTGAAGAATTGACTATGCCGGAGGTGAGGGCGTGAAATTAACTCTTCCGTTCCCGCCGAGCGTAAATATGTACTGGCGACATACCATGCGTGGGACAAAGATAAGTGCTGGTGGCCGCACCTTTCGTGCTAATGCCATCGCCAGCATTTACGAAACGTTACGCCATCGACCTAAGCCTATCGCCACTTCGGTGGAGGTTCATGTCGTTCTGTACCCCCCAACCCGACAATCCCGCGATCTAGATAATTACCAAAAGGCTCTATTTGACGCTCTGACGCATGCTGGTGTGTGGGAAGACGACAGCCAAATTAAGCGCATGCTGGTGGAATGGGGACCAGTAACGAAAGGTGGCAAAGCGGAGATAGTGATCAGTGATTTTCAGGCAGGTACTGAATGAGGGCGTTATTACGTGCTGTTACTGTGCCTGAGCTGGGACAAGTGATATTACGCCCTGGTAAAGAGTTACTTTCATTGTTTACTGGTCGTGTGCTGGTGGTTAGTGAGCCGGATGAACTTAAAGGACTTCCGTCTGGTTTGCTGCCAAGTCAAGAGCAACAGCTCGCCAATGATCCACGCTGGCGCTCATTCCTCACGAACGAACGTGTGATAAACACCGCTGGTGGCACTGATAGCCTTATTAATTGGCTAAATCAGGCTATGGTCTGCCAGCGGGAAAGTGAATACCACTCACAGCATATGACCACCCTCAAATACGGTAATAGCGCCATTCGCCTGTGTTGGCACTGCGATAATCTTGTGCGCGATCACGAAACGCCAGTTCTGAACGAGATTGCCGATCGCAATGCTGCTGAATGGGTAATCCACCAAGCGAGAACATGGTTAACGCTGCCAGAAGGTCACCAGGTTACCGCTCATGAACTTAGTTGGTGGTCAGTAGTGAAGGGTGTTTCTGACCTTCTGCCAGCCCATGCAATACGCATCAGCCTGCGTATGCCCGCACCAGAGGATAAGCCCGGCCCACAGCGGGAATGTGACATCGAATGGACAACACCAGTACGGGACATCATTGATGAGCGCATAGAGCGGGTTAAGCCTGTAATCCGTCTGGTTGAGGATGCTGAGCCACCAGCGGGTTTTATGTTACGACCGAAATTACAGCGCATGGAATGCGAGAAGTACACCAGGTGGGTGAAGTCCCAGCCCTGTGCATGCTGTGGCGCTCCTGCCGATGATCCGCACCATGTGATCGGGTACGGACTCGGCGGGATGGGTACAAAAACGCATGACCTGTTTGTTATTCCCCTGTGCCGCCGTCATCACGACGAACTGCACAGGGACGTAGCAGCATGGGAGGCAGAGTACGGCAGTCAGTTACTTTTACTGGTCCAGACCCTAAACCGTGCATTTGGGATCGGGGCTATTTCAATCGGGAAACTAAAAGGTGTAGAGAATGAGTGATATGTATGAGCGTTTAGATCGCTGGGGTGCGTGGGCTGCGTCTGAGCAAAGTGGTGTGGACTGGCAACCTATAGCAGCCGGCTTTAAAGGACTTATCCCTCACGGTAAAAAGTCACGTTCTCAATGTTCCGACGACGAAGGGCTGATGATCGATGGTTGTGTTGCTCGGTTGAGAAAGTATAAGCCTGAAGAATATGATCTAGTTGTCGCACATTTTGTTTTAGGAATTTCCCTACGGGCGATAGCCAAAAAGCGAAAGTGTTCCGATGGAACCATTAGAAAAGAGATGCAAACAGCCGAAGGGTTCATTGGTGGTTGTTTGGCAATGCTAAATTGAGCATGTGACATTAATTGGTCTTAGTAGGTAAGGCCGAGCAATCATTCAGTATCAACAGTGTCTGTGGGCGATGATGCATCGGCAACCTGCACTGTTTTTCCTATATTTACTAATTGTCTAACGGTTTTTTCTCTATCCTTCAGTAGTTCCACTCTGAATGCAGGAGATATGTTAGGACTTAGCAACTGCTTATCTATGTTTTTCAGATCTCGCTCAGATCTATTACGTAATGAAGCTTCTGCTGGCGTTTCAAGCCCATGCCTGTTTATAACCCAATTCATAAAATAAGTTATAATCGCAGAAAGGATAGGAGCTAAGGCATATAAAGCAGGTCGCCATGGATCGTCAGCGTCTGGGAGCAGTGGTGGAACTAAGGTAGTCAAAAGCGCTCCTAACCCTCCGGTTGCCGCGCTATTTTTCGCTGAGATGAATGGTTTTTTTTCCTCAATCATTGTTTAGCCTTTGATTGTGCTAAGGCGTCGTCTAAGATGCGAACCAGGCTTCGCCCATCCTTGCGGTCGAGTCTTAAGAAGAACGTTCGCTTAGTTTTTTCCTCTTCGTCAATCAATGTTATTTCTAACTTGCGAGTAGGAAAAATCTTGCGCCAGAGCAGGCTAAATGAGGCATATGCGAAGCGATAGAATGTAGGGAGGCAAAGAATGCCCCCTATCCACCCAATCAATTGCAAAACCTGCTCTGCTAACATATGACCTCTATATGATTCTTCTACTCGCATCAGCCCTGTGCCTGATGACTTTCTTTATGATGTATTTTTCTGTCACATTCCGTGCAGTAAATGTTTTAGTTATTTCAAGGGTTACAGAGAAAAGGTCGTCGCTTGAGATCGCGCCCTCCGCTTGTCGAACTTTCGCAAGAAACTCAAAGTCGTTAAGAAGGACAGAATGTTCCTCATTGTTATACTCCATTCGCCACCCCTTCTCACTCTGAAAGTTGACCTGGGTAAACTTAACGTTAACTTCGCGGATTTCTATTTCTTTTTGTAGCAGAGTTCCCCGAGGAAGTGGTTTAACTTCTTCAGTCTGCCCGCCTTCTAGTCGAATCACCACTTCATCATTTTCATTTAAAATTTTGAAGACAGGATCCTCTTTACCTTCTAGTGGAGTTTGAATCACTGATATCAGCGCATCACGAATTGTAGGATCTGTCACTAAAGCTGCTACAGGCGTGGGGCATTCAATTTCTTCACCCTCTAGTTCCAGTATGGTGGTTTGAGTTCCAGCTTTTCGTGTCATAGTGATGACCCTTGAGCTACCCAGTTGCCGGATTAAGGAGAGGGCGCTAGCACCACCAGCAGCACCAACAGCACCAGTTATCCCTATAGTTCTTAGAACATCGATTGCATCTGGAAGCAATTGAATAATTGTGTATGCAATGCCAAGGGAACCCGCTTCAGCAGGGTTGGTTACTAACACCTTTACCGACTTCTGCCCATCATTTAAAAGGTCATCGGCTTTAGTGATTAGCTTTGTCATAGACAAAATAGAATTACCAAGAGTTTCAGCATCAATAGCATGATGGGATAGCTCATTATCGTCAGCATCATAAAACACTTTAAACGAAGTAGTTTGTTCCATTTCTAACCCTTATCATTTTCGTTATAAAAACACATGCAATCCATATAGTTAGCATTGGAACTGAATTTGTTTGGTTGCTGTATGTATTTTGTGGTTTTTAAAATACATCTCTTCATATTAAAAATCATTAACGCGTACGCAAAAACTTAGTTATTGTGATAAGTGTGGTCACATGGCACGAAAGCTTACCCCTGTTGTTATCTTTTGGTTTAAGCATAAAAAAAGCCACTATTGCAGTAGTGGCTTTGGGTAGAAATGCGACGATCTTAGTTTGGTGTTGAACGACGATGGGGTTTAACTTTCGTGCCATCTGCTTTCGTGTAGCCAGGAACAACTACGATTTTCTTGTTCTGGACTCCACCTTTGGATGTTTTGGTCTTAGCCAAAATAATCACCTCTCAGTAATATATGGAAGTGCAGCGGGATGCTGCGTACGTTTGACATCCTTGTTAAGTCTTGCTCCTATGCCAACTACATTATGTTGTGTTGTTTTTTATTTCAATGACACAATATGTATGATAATTGATGTGCGTCAAAGACAGTTATTCAAGACCATAAGCTGCGCTAATTCATAGCCTTTTTATTTCTTGTAAATCACTTGTACCGCCCGCGTTTTTCAGCGCAAATAAAGAAGTAAATCGGTTTAATAAGTTGTGATAATTCCTCTATGTACACTTTACTTGTCCGAGTGACACATAAACTGCGCATATCAAAGAGGGATACACATGAAACTGAACTTCATCAAACTGCTTCCAGCCCTGTTACTTGGGGCGTGCTCAACGCATCAACCGCAAGAAACAGCCGAACAGCCTCAGACTGAAATCACAGCGCCTGCACCAGCTCGTCAGGCTGCTGTTGCATCTGTCGCGGCAGTGTCGAAAGATAACTGTCTCGTGGGTTGCCCGGTAGGCGGCAGTTCCCAGACTCTGGTCCGTGATGCATATACGCTGAATAACAACGCCTCTACTCGTTTCGCGAACTGGGTAGCGTATAAAATGACGTCAGCAACTCAGGCAAGCGGCCGTTCACGCACATGGCGTCAAGACCCTGATTTGCCTGCTGCTGATACGCTGGCACCAGCAGCATACACTGGCGCTAATGCGGCCATTGCTGTTGACCGAGGTCACCAGGCTCCATTGGCTGGGCTCGGGGGCTCGTCAGACTGGCAGTCTTTAAATTATTTATCGAACATCACGCCGCAGAAGGCGGATTTAAACCAGGGCGCGTGGGTGCGCTTAGAAGACAAGGAACGGGCTTTGTCGAATAGTAAAACTGTCTACACAGTCACTGGCCCACTGTTTGAGCGCAATATTGCTACATTACCTAATGCGCCAGCAGTTCAAATCCCTAGCGGTTACTGGAAAATCTTGTTTACTGGTTCAAGCCCTGCGGATGGGAAATACGCGGCGTTCATCATGGATCAAAACACACCACGCAACGCGAATTTCTGTAATTTCCAAGTGACGGTTAGTCAAATCGAACAGAAGACAGGCTTAAACATCTGGTCATCGCTTCCTGCGAATGTAGCCAACACAATCAAAGCGCAGAAAGGTTCGCTCGGTAGCGACCTCGGCTGTTAATACCGCTCAGTAGTAACTAATCAATAAATCACATAGCCCGCTGTAAGTAAGCGGCGGGCTTTCTTTACCCTTAAATCACACAGCGCCGACCATCAGGGAGGTGGAGACATGAAAATGCAAAACAATATTCACACCTGGGCTGACCTATGGGAGCTATTCCGCGCTTGGTGGAATGGTGATGTTCCTATGGGAGGCGTACTGCTCTCAATCGTAGTGACTGGTCTACGCGTGGCGTATACAGGCGGCGGATGGCGAAAAATGATGTTGGAAGCTGCGTTATGCGGTGCTCTCACACTGACAGTGGTTTCCGCTCTGGAATATTATGACCTGCCGAAGAGCCTCACGATGGCGATCGGTGGGAGTATCGGATTCATTGGCGTTGAGCAGATTCGAGCTGTAGCGCTACGGTTTCTGGGTAATCGTTTTGGGGGTGGCAATGCAGATCAGCGCTAACGGTATCAACCTCATTAAACAGTTTGAGAGCTGTGAACTGACGGCCTATCAAGATGTCGTGGGTGTGTGGACAATCGGCTATGGCTGGACGCAGTCGGTTGATGGAAAACCCATTCGTCGCGGTATGACGATAGGCGCAGCCACTGCTGATCGGCTACTAAAAACTGGCGTTGTGCAGTACGAGCAGGCGGTGAATCAACTGGTGCGAGTCCCTGTCAATCAGAATCAGTTCGATGCGCTAGTGTCGTTCGCGTACAACCTGGGTATTCGCTCTTTATCAACATCCACTCTGCTGAAAAAGCTGAATGCCGGTGATTATGCTGGCGCTGCTGACGAGTTCCCGCGTTGGAATAAAGCTGGCGGGAAAGTTCTGACTGGACTCACTCGGCGGCGCGAGGCGGAGCGTGCTCTGTTTTTGTCGTGAACATCGTCACGAATTGGAAAATAGCCACTGGCACGCTGGTGGTTGGAATCATTACTGGCGGCGCATTCTGCTGGTGGATCACATCAACGAGTTATGACGCTGATATAGCGACACTGAAAACTGAACATGCTCTGGTGGTGAAATCCGTATCAGATAAAGCGGCAGAAGATAGTGAAGCAGCTCGCAGTCGTGAGCATGGTTTTCAGCAGCAAATAGCAGCGCTGGACACTGAGCACACAAAGGAACGGGAAGATGCGAAACGTGAAAATGAGCGTCTGCGTAATGATATTGTCAGCGGCAAGCGTCGCGTGCAGTTCGCCAGTGCAGCCCTTGCAACCTGTGAGCAATCAGCGGGAGCGGTACGCAGCGCCGGCAGCATGGGCAATGCAACCGCCGTCAAACTCTCTGCAACTGCTGGCAGAAACATTCTCGATATCAGAGCCGGAATAAAGGACGATCAGGCAAAGCTGGTTTACCTTCACGGGTATATTCGAGCGCTACAGCAGCAGGGCGTCATCGCCAACTAATTAACGGCTTGCAAGCGTACGTGCGGGAACAGTAACTTGAATAAAATTATTAATAATCATAGCCCTGTAACAAGAGAACATTGCTTGACGACCCACCAGTCACGGGCCACAAGCACCCAAGAACCTGGTGCCAAGGGAAGCCCGCGCTTGTTAATCTGCTGAAACATCTCGTATTCGGTGTCAGACACTTTCTGTTGGAAGAAAATCGCATAGTCAATGGCGAGGTCACTTGGGGTAGGGTTATAGCCATCAGGACTCATCTTGGAGGCCATTGAAACATAACGACTCAGCGCAAGCTTCATAACCTGAACTGTATTGTCAGCCATCATTATATTGGCGATATACGCACATTGGTTGATTGATTGCACTTGCTGATACTCAGCCATACTCACGCCTTCAGCATTCACTGCGCCAGAAGAAGCGATGATAAGTGGCACGGCGGTTAAAAAATTAGTTTTCACAAAAGAGACCTCAGCATTAGGGAGGGTTAAGTTAGCATTCGCTTCATGATCGTGGAAGTGTGTATGACGGATGACGGATGACGGATGACGGATGACGGATGAAGGTTGTGCCTTGATCTGATTCGTTATGTTTAGGCAACTGCGCGGCCACTGCGGAGTGTGGCAAGTATTCACTGAGTGCCTGTGATAATGTCGAAATGTGGTGAATGCGCAAACTGGTGCGGTATTGTGGGAAGTTACGCGGTTAGTAGCATAAGGCACGTTTACTATTGTATTTGATCTTGGTTAATAAGCTTATCTTTGGATTTTCCGATACTAGTTCTTCATTTCAATGGAGAAATAGTGAATGTCAAAAAAAACCACAATTTTATACTATGTGATGGTCACCTTCGATATAACTGTCGGCGATAAATCGAACATCTATAGTGAGGTTTCAGATCTACTTGAAAAAAATGGACTTACTAAGGATTGCGATGGAAATGAGCTTCCCGAAAACGTTTACTTTGGAACAAGAAAAGCTGAAATCACTTACGAAGGTGAGGTGCTTACCCAGGAAGATATAAAAGCCAGAGGGGTAAGGATAACTAAGCGTTATTATGATCTCTTGAAGGAGTTTTTTAACGAGAAAAAAATCAAATACAAGATATTCATTACTGCTAGCCGTAAATCGACCACAGCCATCCGATATACAATTTCTAAAAAATAACACAAGCTGCCAATGGGCGTTTTTTCCACAATCACAGCCCCAGCATCTGCTGGGGCTTTTTGTTTACACAATCGTTTACGGCGAGGTATGAACAATGAGCTATCAACGAAGCTGGTTTATCTGCATAAGTACATCAGATTGCTACAGATGCAGGGGTGCTTGAAAAGCAACCACCCCTAATGGCAGAGGATAATTAATAGGAAATTCGACCAACTGACTTTAAAGATTTCAAGACGGAGGCAGTGATTTCTAAAAACAGTGAACTGTCATTGTAATCGTAGCTAGGATTAGGCTTGTATTCGTCAACGTAAACCAAGGCGTTCTTCCCCAAAAAAAAGCAGGTAGTTTCTTTGAGGCAATCCCCATCATCATACTCACCAGTGAATTTCAAAAGAGGAACATCGTTAATGACAATTAATCGCTCTTTAAATGTTATTTCTATGTCATAGATATCTATTTTTAGCGTGATTAAACCATCAGTGTTTTGGTCTAGTGAAAATGCTGACTTTTGAAAATCACTTGCGTTCATTGAATCAATCAGTTCTTTTTTTAAATTAGATGCAACCTCATCTAATTTTTTCTTATGCTCCACACATCGAATTACCTTTCTAACATCTAAATATTTTTCGTACATGTGTTTATCCTAAATTGTTAGATGAAATTTGATTATAACAATAGCTATTGTTGAGAGTGTGACCATGCCAGCAAGAATACCCCGCGCATGTCGTAAGCACGGCTGCGGAAGCACAACAACAGACCGCTCAGGTTACTGTGAGCAACACCGCAACACTGGATGGGAATCCCATCAGCAGGGTAAGAACCGGCACGAACGTGGTTACGGTAATGATTGGACAATCAGACGCGCACGCATACTGCAACGCGATAATCATCTATGTCAGGAATGTCTACGTAATGGTAGAGCAGTAGCGGCTAAGACGGTTGATCATATCAAAGCCAAGGCGCATGGGGGAACAGATGATGATTCAAACCTTGAAAGCCTGTGCTGGCCGTGTCATCGCACCAAAACCGGACGCGAACGGCTCAAGTGATAGCGATTCTCATCAGAGGGGAGGGGGAGGGTAAATCTCTACATCCCTGCGCCCTAAGTACCGCCGCCTAGGTCAGATTTTTACGCGCCTGAAATAAGGAATTTTTTTTCGACAATTTTTAACATTTGGAGCCTCTCATGGGAACCTCGATTCGGGCGTCCGGTGGGGGGAGAAAACAGAAGGTCGGGACTAAAAATAAAAGCAGTCTGACCAGAATTGCACCTCCCCCGGAACTAATGAGCGATACAGCAATTCGGATGTGGAAAACTCAGAGCAAAATCCTGATCGAGCGAGGTACGTTTGAACTTGAAGATGCTCCGCTATTGCTGGCGTACTGCAATTCCTTTCATTTAATGATTACAGCGGAAAAGGTCATTACTAAGCAGGCCGAGATTGATTTGGAAAATATGGGGCTCGCTGATCTTGGCGGAACTGGTGGATTAAAGAAACACCCGGCAGTAGCTGTTCGTAATGATTGTGTTTCACAACTTGCCCGCCTGGGTTCTTTGCTTGGCCTTGACCCACTCAGCCGTATCAGAATGATTGGCGGCACGGAAGGCGATGAAGAAGAGAATGAATTCGATGAGTTTTAATTATGGCCTCATACCCGAACGTGAATGCCGCCCAGCAATACGCTCGGGAGGTGATTAGCGGAAAAATACCAGCCTGTAAATATGTGATTGCAGCATGCCAACGCCATTTTAATGATATTGAAAAAGCAAAAAATAAAAACTGGCCGTACCGCTTTGACAGAGACAAGGCTGAACGGGCATGCCGATTTATCCAGTGTTTACCGCACACAAGCGGTAAGTGGGCAAAGCAAAAATTAAAGATCACCCTGGAGCCTTGGCAGCAGTTTATTTTCTGCATGGTGTTCGGTTGGGTTAAGAAAAAAAACAAGATGCGCCGGTTTCGTGAGGCGTATACAGAGGTTCCCCGTAAAAACGGTAAATCCCTGTTTGCTGCTGGCGTCGGTACGTTTATGTTTTGCGCCGATGATGAATACGGTGCCGAAGTGTATTGCGGGGCAACTACTGAGCGGCAGGCGTGGAAGGTTTTCCGTCCCGCGTTACTGATGGCTCAGAAACTCCCAAATTTACGTAAACGGTTTCAGATCAAACCGTGGGCAAAAAAAATGACCCGCCCAGACGGATCGGTGTTTGAACCGATTATCGGTGATCCGGGTGATGGTGACTCTCCATCGTGCGCATTGATTGACGAATATCACGAGCATGCGACGGACACTCAGTACACCACAATGACAACGGGCATGGGGGCAAGAACGCAGCCGTTGGCATGGATAATTACGACTGCCGGATTTTCTCTCGAATGTCCCTGCTATGAAAAGCGGCGTCAGGTGGCTGAGATGCTGGATGATGTTATTCCGAACGAGGAACTGTTTGGCATCATCTATACCTTGGATGACGGGGATGACTGGACCAAGCCGGAGGCATTAGCCAAGGCAAATCCCAATATGGGGATATCGGTCGAAGAAGATTATTTATTGGCACAGCAGCGGCTAGCAATCGATGTTCCATCCCAAACCAATAAGATAAAAACCAAGCACTTTAATCTGTGGGTTTCAGCAAAATCGGCATATTTCAATCTCGAAAAGTGGAAAGCATGTGCTGATACGTCATTAAAGATAAGTGATTTTTACGGTGAGGAGAGCCATTTAGGTATCGACCTGGCATCCAAGCTGGATTTGAACTGTGTTTGCCCTGTTTTTACCCGCGAGATAGAGGGGCGTACGCATTATTTTTGTGTTGGCGCTCAGTTTTGGGTTCCTGAAGATACCGTTTTTTCTCCTGATCCAAAACTGAAACGTACCTCCGATCGCTATCAAAAGTTCGTGAATATGGGGAAACTCATCTCCACAGACGGCGCAGAGGTTGATAACAGACAAATATTTGAACACATTGTCTCAATGAATGAGACGGTTAAAGTTATGAGTACCCCGATAGACCCACACGGTGCAACCAGTCTTTCTCACTCGCTGGCTGATGAGGGACTCGGTCCTATCACAATCATTCAGAACTACACCAACATGAGTTCACCGATGAAAGAGCTAGAAGCAGCTATCGCATCTGGTCGATTTCATCATGATGGGAACCCCGTCATGACATGGTGTATCAGCAACGTTGTAGGGAAGACCATTCCAGGCAGTGATGATGTCGTTCGCCCAACGAAAGAAGGCGATGAAAATAAAATCGATGGCGCAGTCGCGCTCATAATGGCAATCGGTCGGGCAATGTTGAATGAGCCTAAAGATTTCCTTTCCACTCTCGATCCTGATGAAGACCTGTTAATGCTATGAAATCACTGATTACTGATGTTATCGGGCTAGCCGGTTTCGGTTCGCTTGCCGCAGGCGTGTATCTGCAATTTGGGCTGGCCGCAGCATTAATTCTGTGTGGTGTTCTGTTGCTAATTTTTGCGCTGGCCGCCGCAAGGGGGAAAAATGCTACTTGATACCCTGTTTCGTAATGAACCACTGGAGAATCCCGCCACTCCGCTCACTGGCGATTCCGCAGAAACCGACAATATTTTCGGACGTGACGTTTACGTCAGTCCTGAAACAGCCATGAAGCTGGCGGCGGTTTATGCCTGTATCTACGTTATTTCCTCAAACATTGCGCAGATGCCACTACATGTGATGCGCAAGTCAGATAACAAGGTGGAGCCAGCACGCGATCACCCCGTCTTTTACCTGGTACACGATGAACCAAACACATGGCAGACCAGCTATAAATGGCGTGAGTTAAAACAGCGTCACATTCTCGGCTGGGGGAATGGCTACACATGGGTTAAGCGCGGTCGGCGTGGTGAGGTTACGGCTCTTGAATCATGCATGCCGTGGGAAACAACGTTACTCAATACCGGAGGACGCTATACCTACGGGGTTTACAACGAAGAGGGCGCATTTGCTATCAGTCCTGATGACATGGTTCATGTTCGGGCGCTGGGAAATAACCAGAAAATGGGGCTAAGCCCGATCATGCAGCATGCTGAAACCATTGGCATGGGGATGAGCGGGCAAAAATACACAAGTTCATTTTTTAACGGTAACGCCCGGCCTGCGGGGATAATTTCAGTAAAGAACGACCTGAACGCGGAAAGTTGGGTGCGCCTCAAGGCGATGTGGCAAAAAGCCGTTGCCGCCCTGCGTAGCGAGGAGAACAAAACAATGCTTCTCCCTGCGCAGTTGGATTACAAGGCGCTGACTGTATCCCCGGTTGATGCCCAAATCATTGACATGTCGAAACTGAACCGCTCAATGATTGCCGGAATATTCAACGTTCCGGCACACATGATTAACGATCTAGAAAAAGCCACTTTCTCAAACATTACCCAACAGGCCATCCAGTTTGTGCGCTACACGATCATGCCGTGGGTGACTAACTGGGAGCAGGAACTAAATCGGCGTGTATTTACTCGTGCAGAACGCGCAGCAGGCTACTACACCCGCTTCAATCTCACTGGACTTCTTCGCGGTACGCCGCAAGAGCGGGCGCAATTCTACCACTTTGCAATTACTGATGGTTGGATGAGTCGCAACGAGGCTCGCGCATTTGAAGACATGAACCCCGTAGACGGACTGGATGAAATGCTTGTCAGCGTTAATGCGTCCAACCCTGCTAACAATTTCAACGATACAACAAAAGAGGAGCAACCCAATGAATGACCGTGAGTTGCGTTGCTATAGCGGCGAGGTTCGCACAGAACAGGCGGGTGATGGGCCAGCGCATATTGTCGGCTACGGCTCGGTTTTTAACTCTCGATCTGAACCGTTGTGGGGATTCAGGGAAATCATCAAGCCAGGCGCATTTGATGAGGTGTTGGGCGACGATGTGCGAGCGCTGTTTAACCATGATGCCAATTTCATCCTTGGACGCTCGGCGGCGGGAACATTGGTCATCGGCATTGATGATAAGGGGTTACGTTACGACATTACTGCGCCAGACACACAAACTATTCGTGATCTGGTGCTGGCTCCGATGGCGCGGGGCGATATCAGCCAGTCATCCTTTGCTTTCCGTGTCGCCCGTGACGGTGAGCATTGGTATGAGGATGAAGAGGGGATCGTTATTCGTGAGATTAACAAGGTTTCCCGACTATTCGATGTCAGCCCTGTGACGTATCCGGCGTATCAGGAGGCAGATTCCGCGCTGCGATCTATGGCGGCATGGCAGGAGGCGCGTGATAGCGGCGCACTACAGAAAGCTATCAATGAAAAAATGGCGCGTGAGCGCCTCCTTAATTTGATAAATGCGTGAGGAACGACATGAAATATCATGAACTGAAGCAAAAACGTAACACCATCGCCACCGACATGCGTGCTCTGCATGACAAGATCGGCGATAACACGTGGACAGACGAGCAGCGCACCGAATGGAATAAAGCGAAATCTGAACTGGATGGACTGGATACGCAGATTGCCCGCGAAGACGAGTTACGCCGTCAGGATCAATCGTATGTTGATGACAACGAGCGCGAGCAGCGTCAACAGCAGCAGAACAACGGCGATCCGGCAGCGCAAGCCCAAGAAAAGCGCCAGGCGGCATTCGATCGCTTCCTGCGTAATGGCTTTGCTGAATTAACCAGTGAAGAGCGTCAGGCGCTGAAGGAATTGCGTGCTCAGGGAACCACGCCAGATGCAAAAGGCGGTTACACAGTTCCAACGCAGATGCTGAATAAAGTCGTCGATTCAATGAAGGCTTACGGCGGAATTGCCAGCGTCGCGCAGATTCTGAACACATCTAATGGTCAGGACATCACCTGGTCAACCTCTGATGGCACCTCTGAAGAAGGTGAATTGCTGGGTGAAAACACTGAGGCATCGGAAGAGGACGTGAGTTTTGGTACTGCGATTCTGGGTGCCAAAAAACTGTCATCGAAAATTATCCGCGTCTCTAATGAATTACTGCAAGATAGCGGTGTTGATATTGAAGCATATTTAGCTGGGCGTATCGGTCAACGGATCGGGCGCGGTGAGGCTAAATATCTGGTTCAAGGTACCGGCGCGGGTACTCCGGTTCAACCAAAAGGGCTCGTAGCTTCAGTTACGGGGACGGTTAACACCGCCGCTGCCGCAACGTTCACCTGGAAAGAGATGAATAGCCTGAAACACGCTATTGACCCGGCATATCGCGGTGTCCCGAAATACCGCTGGGCATTCAATGATTCCACACTCCAAATCATGGAAGAAATGGTGGACGATCAGAAACGCCCGTTATGGTTGCCTGATATTGCTGGCGGCTCTCCAGCTACGATTCTCAACATTCCATACGTTATCGATCAGGCTATCGATAACATTGCAGCAGGTAAAAAATTCGCGTTTCTGGGCGATTTTAACCGCTTCATCGTTCGCCGAATTACGTACATGACGCTCAAGCGCCTAGTGGAGCGCTATGCTGAATACGATCAGACGGCATTCCTCGCGCTCCACCGTTTTGATTGCGTTCTAGAGGATGTGGCGGCTATCAAAGCGCTGGTGGGTAAACCAGCATAACTGGAAATCTGAATTGACTCATGCCGCGCAAGCGGTTTTTTTGTGCCTGCAATCTGGTAACGGGTTGCAGGCGGAGTGGTTTTTATGATTCCAACAGTCAAAGAATTGCGCAATCAGTGCCGGATCGACAGCGACGACGCTAGCGAGGATGAGGTGCTAACTCTTTACTGTGCGGCGGCAAAACGGCGGGCGGAGAATTACATCAATCGAACGCTGCATGATGATTCAGCGCCGGAAAATGACAGTGAAGGGCTGGTGATATCGCCTGATATCAAGTTGGCGCTGATGTTGGCGGTTGGATTCTGGTATGAAAATCGTGAGGCGCAGAACCTGCCAACCGGATTCTTTGTGATTCTGGAACCCTACAGGTTTATCCCTTTATGAATATCGGAAAAATGCGCCACCGCGTCACCATCCAGAATTTCACCACAACCCGCGATGCTGGCGGGCAACCCATAGAAACATGGAATGACATCGCTACTGTGTGGGCCGAAGTTTCCCCGATCAGTGGCCGTGAATTGGTTTCCTCTGGTGCGGTATCTGCTGAAGCGACAATCCGTGTGTGGATGCGGTTTCGTCGAGATGTATCGGCGGCATCCCGTCTGTATTGCCTGAATGGACCATTTAAAGGGCTGGCGCTGGATATTATCGGTCCACCAATACCAGACGGTAAGTGCACCCGGCTGGAAATACTGTGCAAGTTGGGGGTGAAACGTGATTGATTTTGGTCTTGATTTCTCCGGCCTGAGCGAAATAGCAAAAGATCTGGAAAAACTGAGTCGTGCAGAGAATAACAAGGTGCTGCGTGATGCCACTCGCGCCGGCGCTGACGTGTTGAAAGAAGAGGTTATCGATCGCGCTCCCGTGAACACGGGGAAAATGCGTAAAAACGTTGTTGTGGTAACGCAGAAATCACGGCGAAAGGGGGAAATCTCATCCGGCGTGCATATTCGGGGTGTTAATCCGAATACTGGGAACAGCGACAACAAAATGAAGGCCAGTAACCCTCGCAATGCGTTTTACTGGCGATTTGTTGAAATGGGTACGGTAAATATGCCCGCTCACCCGTTTGTTCGCCCTGCATTTGATGTCAAACAGGAACTGGCGGCGCAGGCTGCAATCCAGCGCATGAGTACCGCAATTGATGAGGCGTTGAGTCGATGACAGAAACCGATATTTACCCGCTAATCTCTGATCTGTCTGGCGGTAATGTTTATCCGTACATCATTCCGCTAAACGCAGAAGGAGAGCCAGCTATTTCCCCGCCGTGGGTTGTATTTTCGTTCGTGTCTCAGCCGTCTGCTGATGTGCTGTGCGGTCCCGCTGAAACAACATCATCCGTTCAGTTTGACGTGTATGCGAAAACTATTGCTCAGGCGCGCGAGATTTGCGCGGAGGTCATCGCGGCATTATCGCCATTGGCTCCAGGCAACCAGATGCTAACACAGGGACACGATACAGAATCATCGTTATACCGTTGTACGGCAGAACTCCAGTTTATCGACTAACCCCACGTAATCACCATCCTGACCCGCCATTGAGCGGGTTTTTTATTTTTGGAGACGTCCATGACCGCGCTTTATGAAAAATCACAGAAAACGGTAATCAGAATCTCGTCAGCGCCGACCACGCTTGAGGGGATTGAATCAGCTACATTTCTCGATCTGAGTTGCACCATCAAAGAAATCCAGTTCACTGGTGGACAGAAAAACGACATCGACGTAACAACGCTGTGCTCGGACGAAATGGAAAACATCAACGGCTTACCTGCACAGTCTGAGGTCTCATTGTCTGGCAACTTTTATCGCAATGCAGCACAAGACGCACTGCGTGATGCATACGATAACGATACTCGTTATGGATTTGAGGTAATCTTTCCGTCCGGCAATGGATTCCGGTTCTTATCTGAAGTGCGCCAGCATACGTGGTCGTCAGGCACTAACAACGTGGTGGCTGCAACATTCTCCCTGCGACTGAAAGGCAGGCCAACAAACATTGTGCCTGGTCCATTGGCATTTACAACCAACCTACCAGCCACAAGGACGGTGGCGACTGGTGCCGCGTTGGCGCTGGCCGTGGCGGTTAGCGGTGGTCTCGCGCCGTACTCCTATAAATGGCTAAAAGATGGCACCGTGCTGAGCGGTCGCACGGCTGCGTCATTCAATAAATCTACCGCAGATGCTGGTGATGCGGGGGCGTATACGTGTGAGGTCACTGACTCAGCATCATCGCCAGTAACGATTACGTCCGCGTCTTGCACCGTCACCGTTAGCTAATCTGGAGCACCAAAAGCATGGCAAAGAAAAGCATTAAATCTCTGGCATTAGCGCCCGGCGCGGGTTTTCTCACAAAGGCTATTGAGGTTCCAGAGTGGGAAGGGGTGAAAGTTATTCTGCGCGAACCAAGCGCTGAAGCGTGGTTACGCTGGCAGGACGCGGTAAAAACTGACGATGACGGCGAATCCCTGTCTGTGTCAGAACGCGCCCGCCGTAACCTTCACGCCGATGCGACGTTATTTATCGATATCCTGCGTGATGAAGACGGCGAACCTGTATTCAGTGTCGATGATATTGAAGAGGTTGAAACCATTTACGGGCCAGTGCACAGTCGCCTGTTACGTCAGGCGCTTGATATCATCAACGATACGGAGATCGCCAAAAAAAAGTAGCTTCGCCGGGAATGCAGTTTTTGATGGCGCTGGCGCTCCGTATGGGGCGCACGCTGTCAGAATTGCGTCAGGAAATGACGGCCAATGAATTACGGATGTGGATTGAGTACGACAAATTATCTCCGATCGGTGACTCGCGGGGCGACACTCTGGCCGCGCAGATCGTTAGTGCGATTTGGGGGGCTCAGGGCGTTAAAGTGCCGCTCACCGATGCGATGTTGGACTGGTCAGGAAAAGAGGAGGAAGAGGCAGATCAGTTTGGCAATCTTGAAGCGTTTCTTTCTATGGCTGCTGGATAGTGATATTTTTCTCTCCTTATCGCGAAAAGGAGAGAAATATGAGTACCTCTGGATGGATTATTGTTTTTCTAGTTGCCCGAGTTATCGATTTATTTATTTGGTATTTATTAAATCGAAGTAGCGTTAGAGCTAATGAGCAGATAAAAATCTTGCAAGAAATAAATGAGAAACAAAGTGCGCAACTAGAGTTGCTAACTTCTATTGTTCATAAAAAAGATGGTCCAGAAAAAGACTATCTTGAGGAGGCTAGGCGAAGAGCTGGGCTAACTGATTAATTTAACCCGCTACGGCGGGTTTTTTATTGTCTGGATAAAATAAAATGGCAACCCTGCGCGAATTAATCATTAAAATTTCCGCTAATTCTCAATCATTCCAGTCAGAGATAAACCGTGCCTCACGTATGGGGGCTGATTATTATCGAACCATGCAAAACGGAGGGCGTCAGGCTACCGCTGCTGCGCGTGAGAGTCAACGCACATTTGCTGAACTGAATAACCAGTTTGTTGGTATTAAATCGGCAGCAGCAGGAATTGTTGGCGCAATGTCTGTAACCTCATTAATCACAATGGCTGATAACTGGGGTCAAGTCACATCGCGCATGAAGATGGCGACTGAGTCCAGCGATGAATTGGCAATGGTGCAGCGTCGTTTAATGGAAATCAGCGATCGCACCTATAAACCCATTGAGGAACAGGCAGAACTATTCATCCGGAGTTCTAACGCGATGAAAGAGTTGGGTTACTCCACTGCTGGCACCATAGATTTTATCGATTCCATTTCAAGTGCATTAACGATCAATGCCGCTAGTGCTGATAAAGGGCAGTCGGCTATTAATGCGCTATCTAAATCAATGGTTCAAGGCAAAGTTTCCGGTGACGAGTGGAATACCGTCATGGAGGTTATGCCCACCGTTATTGGCGACATTGCCCGCGCTATGGGAACGACAGAAACCGCAGTTAAAAAACTGGCCGCAGACAGCAAATTGTCTATGCAACAGTTTGCTGATGCTGTGATTGCTGCTCAGCAGAAAAATGCGGAACTGGCTGAAAACATGCCAACAACTGTTGGCGATGCGGTTACAAAACTGTCCAACCATATGAAAAAATATGTTGGAGAGGCGAACAGTGCGTATGGAACGACTCAGGCTCTTTCAGGCGGCATCAGTAGTTTAGCCGATAATATCGATACGGTGGCTACAGCAGGGGCGGCGCTGGTAGGCATTGGATTTGCCCGCTATTTTGGCGGTATGGCGTCAGGCGCATACAGTGCTACAGCAGGGATAATTTCTGCTGCAAAAAGTGAGGTCGCACTGGCTGAAGCGCAGTTGCGCGGCACTCAAATTGCTGTTGCCCGTGCTCGTTCTGCTGTTTATCGTGCTCAGCAGGCGCTCGCCGCTGCACGCGGAACGGATGCACAGGCAGCGGCTGAAAAGCGGCTAGCGGCAACTCAGGCGGCAGTAGCTCGTAACGTTGTGGCGAGAACAGCGGCACAAACAACTCTGAACAATGTCACTGCCGTTGGGTCGCGGCTAATGTCCGGCGCTTTAGGATTGGTGGGCGGCGTTCCTGGTCTGTTGATGTTGGGTGCCGGTGCTTGGTACTACATGTATCAAAAGCAAGAGCAGGCGCGCCGATCAGCTCAGGAATATGCCAGTACTATTGATGAAATTCGTAAAAAATCAGGCGCAATGTCGCTGGCTGATGCGTCAGATAATTACAACAAAACACAATCATCACTATCAGAGCAAAACCGATTAATTGATGAACAGAAAGAAAAGATACGCCTGATTCGCGTTGAAATTGAAGGCTACCAGAAGATACTTGCAAATCCCGGCTTAACTGTCGGCGGTTATATGGTTAATCATCTAGTAAGTGTAGAGGATGCAACGAACGGACTATCAGCGGCTACGGAAGGTTTATCTGTTGAACAAGATCGCTTGTCTCGCCTGCAAGGTAAGGCTCAGGACATTCAGAGTGTTTTGGTTGGTTTGGAGTATCGCCGCTCGGAGTTAATTAAGCAGCAGACAGCAGATCAGAATGCTGCGTATCAATCTTTATTACGAATGAATGGGCAACACACTGAATTTAACCGCCTGCTATCTCTGGGGAATGATTTATTGTCAGCTCGTCAGGGTAATGCATCGTTTCCGTTTCGAGTCCCTAACGCTAAATTAACTGACAAACAAACTGATGCTTTAGAAAAAAGTCGTCAAGATTTGGAACTTTCCAAGTTAAAGGGGGAGGCCAAGGAGTTAGCGAGGCTGCGATATTCTGCCGATGAATTAGGGTTAACAGATAATCCAGCAAATCAGAAATCCAGACAGGATTATATTAATAATAACCTGGACAAATGGAGAAATGACGAAGCAAACAAGCCGACAAAGAAAGGTCCCAAAACTGATGAAGAAAAGGCTATCGATAATTACGATCGCCTAATCAAACAGCAGCGCGAACAATTGGCGCTCGGTAGCTCAAATACTGAGTTGGCGAAAATAAAATATCAGACGACACAGGGGGAATTATCTACCCTAACGAGTATTCAGAAACAGGAACTCGCTCGAAATGCTGCACTGATTGATCAGGCAGAAATAAGGAAAAGAGCGGCTGAATACGAAAACGGGCTGATTGATTCCAACGCTAACGCAAAAGCGGCGAACGATACCAATCTAACCGGATTCGGTGAGGGCTCTCGCGTTCGTGATCGCATGAATGAGATGATCGCAATTCGTCGTGATTTTATTCAGAAAGACGACGAATTGCGGCGGCAACATCAGGCAGGTGAAATCGATGATGAGTTTTTCAATCGCGCAATTGCACTGAATAAACGTTATCTCGATAAGCGCCTGAGCGATCAGCAAATGTATTACACGTCGCTCGATGATCAGCGTAATAACTGGATCGGTGGTATGCGTGATGGTTTCGCTGATTGGGCTGATGATGCCACGGATTACGCTACACAGGCATCGCAGGGTATGAAAACAGCGATGAGCAGCGCTGTAGGCTCTATTACTGAAATGCTGAACGGTAATAAAAATAGTTGGAAAGATTGGGGTGTGGGCGTCCTGAAAATCATTCAGAGCGTTTTGATTAACATGGCCGTGGCAAATGCCGCTAACGGTGCGAGTAGTATAATTGGCACTGTTTTTGGGATTGGTGCATCAGCTATGGCGGGCGGGGCCGGAGCCGCGTCAGCAAACAATGCATTCTCGACTGGGGCGTATAGCAATTTGACATTCAATGCGTTGGGTGGTGTTTATGATTCTCCATCGCTCAGCGCATACAGCGGCGGTGTTTATAGCACTCCGCAAATGTTTGCGTTCGCTAAAGGGGCTGGCGTATTCGGGGAAGCGGGGCCAGAGGCGATTATGCCGCTCACCCGCGCCGCAAATGGTTCGCTGGGTGTGAGGGCGATTATGCCGGATATTCAATCCACAAATAGCGGGGGGAATGTTTACGTGACCATCAACGAAAGCGGCACTGCGTCTGTTTCTGGCAATGGCGATCAGAATTTCGCCCGTGAGTTTACTCAGATAATTCAACGTGAGTATCGCAAATTGCGTGACAAAGATTTATCGCAGAACGGAGTGTTAAACCGGGCTATTTCGGGGCGGCGATAATGGAAATCTTCACTTTCTGCCCTCGCGTTAATCCGGAGGGCGCGTTCACGCAGCGAACGCGATCGATACAGTTTGGTGACGGATACACGCAGCGCTCTGGCGATGGTATTAACGGCGAGTCACAGAGTTGGCCATTAACGTTTGTTGGTGATGCCGAATATGTTCAGCCAATCGTTGCATTCCTACGCCGTCACAGGGGATATGCGGCATTTCAATGGGTAAACCCACTCACTGAGCCAGGGCTATATTGCTGCCCTGATGGATTTAACGTCACAGCCCTGGGTAAAAACAGTAGTGGTGCTCAAATTTTACAACTCACAGCAACGTTCGTGACTGCATACCACGCGTAACTAGTGATAGGATGATTCTGATTGTAACTACACATGGATGCATATATGAAAAAAATAATTTTTATTTTTCTGGGTATCGCTGTTTTATCTGGATGCTCTAGACCTCACGGGCCTGCTGAAAAAATCCTAAACCCAGAATTAGTGACTCCAAATGTTAGCGAGCAGCAAACAAAAATTACAGTCACCCGGAATAAGCAGTTTATAGGTGGTGGCAGTGGTGGTATGTGTAAATTCTTGGTTTCAATTGATGACAGAGATATAGCTCTATTAAAACAGAACCAGTTTGTGACCGCTTATATAAATAACGGATTGCATAAACTGCGAGTCAGCAATGAATGCAACGTGCTTTCAATGGGAATGAGGAAGACACTTGATGTTGTTGCTGATGGCGCTGATCAGGAATATGTCACCGAAATAGGGATGTGGGGGCAATATAGGATGTGGAGAGTAAAATAATTACTCATCCTCTATTATTTTTTATGATAGTCGGCCCGCTTAATTGCGGGTTTTTATTGTCGAGATAAAATCATGTCATTAAATACCGACTCCCAAAAACTGGAGCCGGGCGATCGCGTGCGTCTGTTTGAAGTGGACTGCACCGCGTTCGACGGCCCCGAACTGTATTTTCACAATCATCCCATTCAACACACTGCGGCAGAGATTGAAGCGGCGGGCGGGGATGAAGCAAAGCTGCTGGCTAAATCAATCTGGTGGCAAGGGCAAGAATACAAAGCGTGGCCCACTCAGATAGAGGGGCTGGAAATGACCAGCGACGGCAGCGCTCCAACTCCGACGCTATCGGTCGGTAACATCGATGGGACGATTACCGCGCTGTGTCTTGCGTATCAGAATTTGGCGCAGGCCATCGTGCGTATTCACACCACGTTTGCGCATTATCTTGACGTCCGTAATTTTCCTGACGGCAACGCCGACGCCGATCCGACACAGGAGCGGCTAGAGGTTTGGTACATCGACAGCAAGATTCGTGAAGACGATACGGCTATCTCGTTTCAGTTGTCATCACCTGCCGATCTTCGGGGAATCATGCTCCCAACTCGCCAGATTCATAGCCTATGCACATGGTGCCAACGTGGGCAGTATCGCGGTGCATCGTGTGGATATACCGGCACTAACTATTTTGATGCAGATGGTAATCCTGTTGACGATCCAGCACTGGATGAATGTTCCGGGCTGCTATCAACTGGCTGTAAACCTCGCTGGGGTGAAGATGCAGAATTGCCGTTCGGTGGGTTCCCTGGCTCTGCGCTAATAAAGAGGTGATCGTGAAACTCAGGAAATTAATCATTACAGAAATACTCGCTCACGCAGAGTTGGATTATCCGCGTGAATGTTGCGGCGTAATTGTGCAGAACGGCAGGAAACAGCGTTACGTCAAATGTCGCAATACGGCGACTGAACCTAACGACCAATTTTCTATGAGTCCAGATGATTACGCCGAGGCTGAGGACACAGGCACAATTATTGCGATCGTTCACAGTCACCCTGACGCGACAACGCAGCCCAGCAACCTCGATCACGCGCAGTGTGACCTGTCACAGTTGCCGTGGGTAATAGTGAGCTGGCCGGAGGGCGACATTCGCACCATTATGCCGAGCGAGGGCGTAAAGCCTCTGTTAGAACGTCCATTTGTTCACGGCATATGGGACTGTTACGCGATTGTGCGGGATTGGTATCAGTTAGAGCGAGGTATCACGCTGCCCGATTTTGAACGTTCGGATGGATGGTGGGATCGGGGCGAAGACCTCTACATAAAACATTACGCCAGCGGGGGATTTACTGCCGTCAGCAGTGAGCTACAGCCCGGTGACGTAATCATTATGCAAGTGCGGGCAGATGAACCGAATCACGCCGGGGTTTACATTGGCAGCGGCGAAATGGTGCATCACATGTACAACCAGTTAAGCCAAAACGTGCCGTATGGCGGGTACTGGCTGGACAGAACTATTACCCGCTTACGATATACAGGGGGTGCCAATGTCGGTAGCAATTGAGTATCAGCCACTAAAAACCATCCGGCTGTATGGGGTGCTGGGGGCAACGTTTGGGCGCGTACATCGTCTTGCAGTTGAAAGCCGTCAGGAAGCAATCAAGGCGTTAAGCGTAATCATCCCCGGCTTTGAAAAGTTTCTACTGACGAGTAAATCGCGTGGGCTAACGTATGCTGTGTTTGATGGCAAGCGGAACCTGTCTAAAGACGAACTCGATTTTAACATCAGTAGTGAAATCCGCATCGCACCGATTATTATCGGTAGTAAACAGACTGGATTATTTCAAGTGATACTGGGTGCAATACTGGTTGTTGCCGGGTATTTCACATTCGGCACTACGTCAACAATCGGCGTCAGTATGATGATGGGCGGGGCATCAATGGCCCTCGGAGGTGTCATCCAGATGTTAACACCAATGCAGGGCGGGTTATCAATGCGCGAATCCCCTGACAATAAACCGAGCTATGCATTCGGCGGGCCGGTTAACTCCATTGCGCAGGGTAACCCAGTTCCTATTCTCTACGGTCGCCGCAGAATCGGCGGTGCAATTATCTCTGCGGGAATTTACGCAGAAGACCAGCAGTAACATTTAACTCACCACCCCGACCCGCCGCGAGCGGGTTTTTTCGTTTCTGAGGTATCCATGCAATCAGTGATTGAAGGCCGTAAAGGTGGCAGCAGTAATGCGCGAACGCCCGTGGAGTCTCCCGACTCTATCCAGTCAACGTCTTATGCAAAAATGCTGTTGGCGCTGGGCGAGGGGGAGTTCAAGGGCGGTCTGGATGGCACTAGAATTTTTCTTGATGGGACGCCGATCACTGATGCGAACGGTAATGCTAATTTTTCCGGCGTTACGTGGGAGTTTCGGTCTGGCACACCCGATCAGTCATATATCCCAGGATTCCCCGGCGTTGAAAATGAAATCACAGTAAGCACTGAATTAACGAGCCAAATTGCGTGGGTGCGCTCACTAACGAACACGCAATTGTCTGCTGCACGACTCCGTTTCTCATGGTCTGCGTTGCAACAGCAGTATGATAACGGTGATGTGGGCGGTTATCGCGTTGAGTATGCAATTGATGTGGCCACGGACGGCGGCAGTTATCAGCAACTCCTGAGAACCGCAGTAGACGGGAAAACGACAACAAAGTATGAGCGCAGCCACCGCATTGATCTGCCCAGCGCTAATACGGGATGGCAAATCCGCGTGCGCCGTATCACGCCAAATTCAACGAGCAATCGTATAGCAGATCGCATGGTCATTGAAGCTATCACAGAGGTTATTGACGCTAAATTGCGGTATCCAGAAACAGCCCTGTTACTGGTGCAATTTGACGCTAAACAGTTCCAAAACATCCCCGCAGTTTCCTGCGAACCCGATGGCCGCATTATTCGCGTTCCGTCTAATTACGATCCGGTTGCGCGTAGCTATAGCGGAGCGTGGGACGGCGTATTTAAATGGACGTGGACAAATAACCCAGCGTGGATTTATTACGACATTCAGATCAGTGAGCGTTTTGGACTAGGTAATCGTATTCGTGCTGAGAATTTGTCGATCACTAAATGGGATTTATACCGGATTGCGCAGTATTGCGATCAGTTAGTGCCGGACGGTCGGGGCGGTAGCGGCACTGAGCCTCGTTTTCTCTGTGATGTGTACATTCAGTCACAAGAAGAGGCGTGGACTGTGCTCAACGATCTGGGCGCTATTTTTAGAGGCGCGACGTTCTGGGCTAACAATCAGATGAATGTCGTTGCTGATATGCCCCGCGACATTGATTACATCGTGACGCGTGCGAACGTCAGGGATGGGAAATTCACATACAGCAACGCGAGTGAGAAAACGCACTACAGCCAGGCTATGGTGTCGTGGTCTGACCCCGCAAACGCTTATCAGGATGCTATTGAGTCAGTTAACGATAATAAACTGGTTCGGCGTTATGGCATTAAACAGGCAGACGTTACAGCGATTGGGTGCATCCGTCAGACTGAGGCTATCCGCCGCGGAAAATGGATTCTGCACACGAACGATGCAGACCGGGCAATCTCGTACACAATGGGGTTGGATGGTGACATTCCAGTGCCAGGTTCAATCGTTGGTGTCGCTGATGCGCTGTTAGCCGGTCGTCCGCTGGGTGGACGCATTAGCGCCGTTGATGGCCGCAATATCATTCTTGATCGCGTGTCGTCTGCCGCCGTTGGTGAGCGCCTGATTATCAATCTGCCCAGCGGCACGGCGCAGGGGCGCACAATTGAGGCCGTCAACGATAAAATCATTACAGTCACGACTGAATACAGTGAAACGCCGATCCCTGAATCCGTTTGGGCTGTCGATGCTACTGATTTGGCGTTGCAACTTTACAGAATCATCGGAGTTGCTGAGGGTGACGATGGGGTATCGTTCGATATTACCGGCATTCAGTATGACCCCGATAAATGGGATAAAATCGACACTGGCGCACGCATTGAATCGCGCCCGATCAGCGTTATTCCCCCATCTGTCCAGCCCGCCCCTGCAAATGTTTCAATCAATAGCTACAACGCCGTCGATCAGGGCATAAACATTACGACATTGCGCGTGACGTGGGATAGAGCCGAGAGCGCGATAGCGTATGAGGCACAATGGCGGCAGGACAACGGGAACTGGATAAACGCCCCGCGCACCTCCGCGCTAGGGTTTGAGGTGTCTGGCATTTATGCAGGGCAGTACCAGGCGCGTGTCAGAGCTATTAATGCGGCTGAAATCTCCAGCATGTGGGCGAACGCGCAGGAAACCACGCTGAACGGCAAAGAGGGCAACCCGCCCGCGCTGTCCAGCTTCACGACGACGCCGCTTGTTTTCGGTATCAAGCTCGACTGGGTTTTTCCTGCTGACACGGCCGACACACTGAAAACTGAGATTCAGTATTCCCCAACGAGCGCCGGCCAGAATGCATTATTACTGGCAGATGTGGCCTATCCAACGCGAAGCTATCAGCAGATGGGGTTGAGCATTGGTCAAGAGTTTTTCTATCGCGCCCGTATTGTCGATAAATCCGGTAATCAGGGGCCGTGGACCGGCTGGATACGTGGGGAATCCAGCACTGACGTTAGTGATATCACTGACGTTATCGTTAAAGAGGTTACTGATACTGAAGCGTGGAAATCTCTAATTGATCCGCTCGAGCGTGATATAGCTAGCGGGATGTTGAACAGTATCGAGCAGGCGAAAGCGATTATCCGCAATAGCCTCGCCAACGACTCGGAAACCCGGCGTTGGCGTGCTCAAAACGGTGAACGCACAGCAGAAATCACGGAAACCCGCGCTGCTGTTGCTAATGAGGTTGAAGCTAGGACGATCGCGATGCTGGAAATGCAATCTCAGATCGGCACAACAAACAGCAATCTCAATGCATTACAGCAGACAGTCACGACACTGGAACAGACTACAGCTCAGGATATCACGAGTCTAAATAGCAAGATGACTGATGCGGAATCCGGTATTTCTGCTAATTCGTCGGCAGTTCAGGGACTCAAAACGTCAGTTTCAAATATTGATGGGCAATTGTCGGCGCAGGTTACGCAAATTAGTACGTTAACAGCAACAGTTAATGGTGTCTCAACTGAAATCAGTGACGTTAGCAGTGTCGTTAATGGCATGGATGCGAAAATGTCAGCGTATCGATCAATTAAAGTCGCCGTCGATGCAAACGGGCGTCAGTATATCGCTGGAATTGGTTTCGATGTCTCTAATAATCAGGAGGGAATGCAGGCGAATATTATTATGCTCGCCGATCGCTTTACAATGATGGTTAACGCCGGAGGTGTACCGACACCGATATTTACCAATCAGGGGACGCAGGTTATTTTGCGTAGTGCTGTTATTGGTGATGCGACAATCACTAGTGCAAAAATTGCCGACTCTGCTATAAATAACGCCAAAATTGGAAACGCTATATATTCATCTGGCTATAAAGAGTCAGGCGGGCTGGGCGGGTGGTTGATCAGTAAACCAGAAAATAATTTATCGTTCGTGGACTCAGGGAAACGGCTGCGCATACAAATCGGAGTAATCACGGGGGTAGCTCCCGATGTCTGAATTAATCGACATAATGGTGACGCCAGATATGCTAAACAATAAACAGATACTAATCAGTGGGTGCGTGTCTGTTAGGTATTTGCAAACCATTACTCTGCCCGTTCCTACAAACAATCAAATGTCTTACTTTTCATGGGATTATCATATAGCGAATAAAACACCTAGCTCTATTTTACTTCCTGTTATTGTTACTGCGGGTAATTGGTGGATGCAAGGCGGCGGCGGTGTAGTGCCGTTCAGAATTAATAATATAGCAAAATTAGCGGTCAACGGTGATGTTGTGCGAGCTGAGATTGAATCTATAGCTTGGGGGAGTAGACAGGAAATCCCGAATTCAGGTGTCATTGATGTTTATGAAATCCTTACGAATGACACTCAGGAACGTTCGGATTTTGGTCTATTAATAACAGATGGTGTTGATTGGACGCAATTCAACAGTACATCAGAAATTTGCGCCATGGTACACAGGGAAACGGTGGTAATAAATGGGGCGGGATGGGTGCTGCCGCCCCATATTGGTGACAGACGACGATGTATAATATTTGGCGACTGGAGTTCCTCTGATTCTGCCATACAGTACGATTCATTAAATTATAAAATCAGTAGGATTGGAGCTGATATTGAAGTTGATATTTATGTGTTTTCGGTTGGTGCCAACCTTACGACTCCAACTGTCGGGATCGCAGTATATAACGAGATGGGAAATATAACGTTCTCATCTGAGAATGTTCCCATTATTTATCCAAACACGGAGTTCAATCCAAAACGTAACGCACAGTTATTACCGCACACAAAAAATCTTGTACAGATTAGAGATTATGGACATAAGGTGGATACAGAGTTGGACCGTGTGTTGATACGGAAAACTGCACTGATGAAAATTGGTAATAGAGCGAATCTTGTACGCGGTGACCTGATATTTAACGATCAGACCAAAATTGGTATTCATGACATAGAGTTCGTATCATCTAACCTCATGGTATTAGATGGAAATAAATACGGTAATTAAAATTTTCATCATCTCTCAATAATACAATACCGCTTCGGCGGTTTTTTTTTGCGTCTGGAGAAAATATGTCTTGGTATAAAACAGGATTCGTTACTGTAACAAATAACAGTAAAATCATTACAGGTACTGGAACACAATTCACAAACCCACTAAACGGTGTATCAGCAGGCCGGATGTTATTGTTACCTGGTGCTGGAACTGTGCAGATTTATGAAATTGAGTCTGTGCAGTCAGATACTCAATTAACGCTCGTATCTGCGTTCGAGGGCACAACTGGCAGCGGTAAACCATACGCAATCCCTACGTCACCGAGCGTGTCTATTGAGCAGTTCGCGCATGAGTTTGCTTCTACACTCGCATACTATCAGCAGCAGTTGCAGGGCTGGCAGTCAATACTGACTGGTTCTGGCGACATTACGCTCACTGCGCCAGATGGACAGACCATTACAGTTCGTAGCCAAGCCGAATGGGATAGGCTGCTATCTCAAGCAACGACTGATATTAGTGATGCGATGAAAAAATCCGCAAACGGATCAGATATTTCCAATGTCGCCGCATTTAGACAAAATATCGGATTACAAAATGCAATGTTAATTGGGCAATTCGGTTGGGGTGGTAAAGTTCCGCGCATACCAGATAACGTTGATCTTTTGGAATATTTCACTTCAAGTAGGCCAACCGGATTATACTGGGGAGGCCCGGCATTAAATAAACCCGCTGGATTCACGGACGTACTTTATGAATGGCTCACAATAGAGGTGGAAACGGGTTTATTTTATGGAACGCTAACCGCATATAATTTCACACCGGGAGCTGGTGGCTACAAAATAGCAGGTCTTGAGGTGTTTAATAACCAGTGGGGCGTGTGGGGCTACGTTTGGGATACTAAAAACCTTCCATCTCCGGTTACTGAATCTACGGCTCAGTGGATAACTGGCGATAAGGGTTTTAAAAGAGACAATCATGCATTTACAATTTCATCAGCCACACCGGAAGCTGCCAGTTACATCATTGCGCAAAATAGTAACGGCGTAAATTTATGGTATTTGGGCAAAGGCTCATCTGGGCCTATTGGCAATATATCACTATATAATTATAAGGGCCTTTGTGGAGTTGATTTAAACTCTAACGGTTCAGTTAATATAAACGCCGCTGCATTTCATCATAACGGGCATGACGTGCTATCTAATGGATTAAATGCAGTTGCAGATTCCGGGGGCTACTGGAAAACAGCTTCTCCAGTCATCAATATTTATGCTGATGGTTCATTTACTACTACAGATGAAGCCGCTGGCGTTAAAGTTGAACGGCTGAGCGAGGGCGTCTACAAAATAACAGGTTGCCAGGGCATGCACCCGGATGCTGCATGGAATGGCATCGACGGCGGTGTGAGTAATCCCAAATGCCGCAACGATAAAGCGCTACTGTGGAACAACTACGAAGTTGACGATGACGGCTCTGTTACTGTCCACACCTTTCACCGTGTCCATCCAGACGCTATGCCGTTCGCTCAAAACAGACTGACGCTCGACAAAGAGCCGTTTGACCCGAAAAAGGGCCACACATCAGATATGGAGTGGCCGGACCAAACGCCGATCGACGTTCCGCGAGGCTTGTTCATTCAAGTGCGCGTGAACATGCCGGAGCGCATCGAAACGAAACCTGTAGTCAGCCACAGCAACGTTTACTGCAATACCATCTCGCCAGTTTAATCACGCGAAAAACGACAGCTGCCCGGCTATGATGTCTAGTGCATCCTCAAGTGTCGGCACGGGATCAATATGTATCGCTGGCGCGTCAGTTTCGCCGACGCGTACAGCGACATAGAAACCAGAGTCTTCAATGACAGCGTATGAACCCACAGGGCAATCAGTCAGCATGTCGCTGTCGTCGAGTACGCAGATCGTCGTTCCGTGATATGTGATCGTTTCCAT